GGGGTTCTGATCTAGCGCATAGTGCGCGATCGTAGGTTCAAAGTTTGACAACTCTGGTTATGCCGTGTGGCATAGGAGTGCATGCAAGAGCATGTTTGTCATGGATCTACGTGGTACCCCCCCAAGCTCGGAGAACATTGTCTCCGAAAGGAGGCAAAATGAAGAAAGAGATAACCCTGGCTATTATGGCCACGATCCTCGTACTTCAGTTCATTGGAAGCACAGTAGGTGGTTTTATCGGCGAGATCGCTGATGGAATTGCTGAACAGCTTTCTAACCGGGTTCAGATAGAACAATTTCTATCTGACGGGTAATGGCATCCGTAACGTGGACTGATAATCATGATGCTATTGATTATTGGCAGTCCAACGGGAATCAAATCACCAAGACACAATGTAATAACAATGTCAAGGTGAAATATTCCAAATACACAGGTTATCGTGTATATTCGGATGTGACGTCCCATCGTGGGAAAGTAGAGACAATAGACTTTGGCGGTAGAAAGGTGAAGAAATATCAACCTTTCGAACGTTGGAGGCTAGAGTTCCCTGCAACCCCAACAGACCAGTGGTATTGTTCCACTGCGTGGCGCATTTGGACCCAGTCACACCAGTCTAACGGCTGGTATGCTTGGAGTAAAGATTATCCTTCTGGTAACGCCAAAATATCAGGCGATATCTGTCCCTTTGTACATAGGAACGGAATGAAGTACTTTGCTGAAAAGCAGAGACTCTTCGTTGAGAGGGATCTTCACATTAAAGCCAATGCACCAGATTTCGATGGGGCAGTGTTTCTTGCGGAGCTTGACGAAACGGTTAAAGAATTATACCGGATAATCAAAGCACCAATTGAAGTACTGTACAAGTCACGGGCAAAGAAGAAAAGACCGTTCTTAGAACGGAAAACCGGGATTTCTAACCTACTCCTCAATCCTGAGGAAGCTTGGTTGTGGTTCCGGTACTTCTTAATGCCAGCCATGATGGATGCGGAAGATATTATGACGGCCATTGAAGGTCATCGTAAGATTAACCGTGTCCAAGCGGGTGATTCGTCGGAAGGATGGACAGAAATGTCCGGCACTAGCCATTTTATCTATGGTAGTGTGTTTCCTGGAGACCTTAATTGGGTTTCCAAGTACAAGTTCAGATCCGGCGGCGCGATGGATATCGTACATAGGTTTGACCCCAATCGTTGGGGTACAAGCTCATGGGATGTCGTACGTGCTGCATGGGAAAGAACTCCGTGGTCCTTCGTAGCGGATTGGTTCGTTAATTTTGGAGACTGGTTAGCCAGTCTACGTGAGATTGAACTTGAGGTTGCCCAGAGTTATGCTTCCATTGCAATAGAAGCAGAAACAAAGGTTTCCCCTGGTTCAGGCAATTGGCATTGGTCAGATAGTGATGTGACCTTTCGCACGTTGTTTATCTCACGCAAAGTTGACATTGAACCGCCAGCACTCCCCTTGATCGATAAACGGTGGAGAACAATCAACCGAACTATCGATCTTATCTCACTTACCTTAGCCTTATTAAAAAGGTCAACAAAAAGGTAAGCAACTAGGAGACTATAGAAATGTCTATAGCACTGACCGACGGTGGTACTACTACCACAGCTGGTGGTGCGGCTCAAACATTTAGCCGCACTTCTACTCCAGTCACGAATGGCAATGAATATGCCGACGCGTCTGAAACTGATCACCTGGCTAGGCAGAAAGTTATTTGTACTGCCAGGAACCCTGCCTTGCAAAGTGATGGGACTTGGTCTAAGCATAAAGCTAAAGGCCAATTTGTTCTTCCCATTACTCTTGCCTCTGGCGAGGTTTCTTATAATCTTATTAGGGTTGAGCTCGAATACCATCCTGAAGCGTCTGCAGCTAATGTTGCGGAACTTCGTGAGATGGGTGCGCAGATAGCAATTTCATCTGCGTTTGACGACCTCTTTGTTTCTGGCACGTTGCCATAGACAACCCAAGTAGATTAACCAGGAGATTATCATGCTATCACACAAGAAGCAGAAAAGACGCAGGAAACAAGTCCTTTGTCAACTTGAGCCTCTTATGCGAGGGGTTCAGCAAGCCTTAATCCACGACTTAGCAACAGGTAACTTACTGAGGCTAAGCCAGATGTATGGGCGGGAGCAGGATCATCCAGGAAGTCTTGGATGGTCTCCGTATGTCTTTAAGAAGTTCCAGCAAGTCCGGAATTTCGATAAAAGGATCATATGGAGTGGTGACAAACCTTTTGAACAACTCTCAAAAGAGGCTTTTATAGCTTTTGAAGAGAGCCAAAAGTGTTTTAACCTGCCTGAACCAATGAGTAGACGAGCATCGCTCGTAATCCATCACGCAGCCTCGATTTGCCATAGTATTTTAGGCAAGTTTAGCTACGATGAATGGTTCGACTCATGTTCATACGGCAAGCGCGCTGCACACAAGTTACCACGGTCCATTGCATATCTCGATGAGAGAGTATACTGCTCATCAGGTACGCAGGATCAGGTGACTGCATTTAACGCGTGTCTTGCTCGTGACTTGCACTTGCTTCGTGCAGTGCGAGAGGAACGTAGATCAAGAAAGGTCTACGAGAATGTTAAGGTGACATCCGTACCGAAATCCTTCAAAGCCGCGCGTATTATAGCGCCTGATACGATCCTAGGTGGTTTTCTATCTAGGGGATTAGGCGATGTAATTAGACGTAGGCTGGAAAAGGAAACTCATATCGATCTTGCGTTACAGCAAGTGCGGCATCGCCGCTATGCTCAAAAAGCCTCAATTAATGGCCGCTTGAGTACTATTGATATGAGTAAGGCATCGGATAGTTTTGTTTGGCGACACATTGAATGCTTAGTGCCGAAAGATTGGCATCACGCACTTAATTGTGTCAGGACGGCCTCAGTTGAGGTAAATGGTCGGATTGTACCCCTAACGAGCTACATGCTCATGGGGTCCGGCCACACGTTCCCACTCCAAACGCTGCTGTTCTACTGCCTTGCCGAAGCCACACGAACCTTACTATGTTGTAAGGGTAGGGTATCGGTGTACGGTGATGATATCATCGTACCAACGCGTATGTCCAACCACTTTATTGCCATAATGGAAGAGATCGGATTCGTCATAAACTCTGAAAAGAGTTTCTACGACGCGTCAGATCCCGACCGTCCCGCACAAACTTTCTTTCGAGAAAGCTGCGGGGGCGATTTTAAAGGTGGCGTAGACGTACGGCCGTACATGCCTGAGTGTGACTTACAGTGCGATGGGAATGTACCACGTAACGAGTACCTTGCGTGGTGTCACAAACTGATCAATGGTCTACTTGATCGTTGGGATGTTTGCGAGATACCTGTCACATTGGGTTACATCCTTCACGCGATACACGATAGGAAGAGGAAGATCTGTTTTGTGCCTACATGGGAAGTTGACCATGCGGGCATCAAACACTATATTCCTCCATACCTTTTGCTCGGACTTGAGTGTGTATTTATTACATACACTCATAGCTACCCTACATATTGGCGATTAACTTACGCGCAGAAAAAGCGTAAGCGTCGTCAAAGGGAGCGGCCGTACATTTGGTATGCCTATTACCTCATGGCTAAAGAAAGATCAACCATGAGTTTGCCTATGCTTTACGAACTCCTCAATGAGGAACGCAGAGCACAGAGCATCGTGTCGTACGACACCGCGGTAAGCCTGAATGGCGAACCGATACGGAGTCGGAAGGGTGCTTACCGTTGGACAAACTTCGGTCCGAAGGAAGCATTGAAGTAGCTAACGTCCGC